GAGGCCCTGTGCGCGAAGCACTCCGGTAAATTCGATTGGCGTTTCGCCGCCAAACTACTTTCACCCCAAGGACAGGCGGAGTACAACCGCGTGACCGGCCTCGCGTGGGCGGAGTACAGCCGCGTGCGCGGCCCCGCGTGGGCGGAGTACGACCGCGTGACCGGCCTCGCGTGGGCGGAGTACAACCGCGTGCGCGGCCTCGCGTTGGCGGAGTACGACCGCGTGACCGGCCTCGCGTGGGCGGAGTACAACCGCGTGACCGGCCTCGCGCGGACGGAGTACAACCGCGTGAACGGCCCCGCGCGGGCGGAGTACGAGCGCGCGTGCGGCCTCGCGTGGGCGGAGTACGACCGCGTGACCGGCCCCGCGTGGGCGGAGTACAACCGCGTGAACGGCCCCGCGCGGGCGGAGTACGAGCGCGCGTGCGGCCTCGCGTGGGCTCGCCTGTACATTGCGGAGGGTAGAAAATGAGACTGTACTATCTGCTTCTCGCCTTGGCGCTCGTCGGCTGCACGCCGAGCGACCCTACCGCGAGCATTCGGCCCGCCCAAATCGAGTACGTAGTTGCCGGCTACGGCGTAAGTGAGTTCCGGCTCATGGACGGCACCCGCTGCGTCAAGAGCGGATCGGCGCTGACGTGCGAGTGGCAGCGCCCGGCCGTTCTCGTGCCGAGGGTAGAATGAGCGGCACCCACTCAATCCTTTCGCCCAGCAAGGGCGCCATGATCCTGCGCTGCGCGGCGGCTCTCGCCGCCGGCAAGAATGCGCCGAACCCGTCAAGTGAGTACGCGGCCGAAGGGACGGCGTACCACGAAGTTTCAGCGCTCGCACTCGGGACCAACCGAGAGTGCAGTAGTTGGGTCGGCCAAACGCTAGAGGCGGACGGCTTCAAATTCGCGATCGACGAGGAGAACGCCGCCCAGGCGCAAAAATACGTTGATCGGATTCGATCTATCCCCGGAGCCCAGTACTACGAAGTGCGCCTGGATACCTCAGAAGTTGTCGGCGTTCCCGGACAGAGCGGCACTGGCGACGCGGTTGTACTCGACTTCGAGCACGACACCATCCACGTCGATGATCTCAAGTTCGGCCGGGGTGAAGTCGTCTTCGCCGAAAAGAACGAGCAGCTGATTCAGTATGGCGCCGCGGCGTTGCGCAAGTTCGCGCTCTCGCACGATTGGACGTTTGTCAAGCTCGGCATCCACCAACCTCGCATCAACCACTACAGCGAACACACCTACACCGTGGGCGAGATAGAGGCGTGGGTGGCCGAGAACAAACCGCGCTTCCAGCGCGCGTTCGCGTTGCACGAAGACCCTGCAAAAGTCACCGCGGGTGACTATTCGCCGGGTGAGAAGCAGTGCCGGTGGTGTCCGATACGGGGCAAGTGTGCAGCGCGGGCGAACGAATTCCTGACGCAGTTCCCTGTTTCGCCGCCTTCACCGAGCACAGCTACGGTGCTGTCGGATGAAGCGCTCGCCGCCGCGCGCGACCGCGTGGACGCCATCGAGCAGTGGTGCAGCGACATCAAGGCCGAAGCGCACACGCGCGGCGTCCTGTTAGGCCGCACGCTGCCTGGCTGGAAGGTCGTCAACGGGCGCGCGGGCAACCGCAAGTTTGACGATGCGCTACTCGCGGAGTCGACAATGGTGGCCGACATCGGCGAAGGCGCGTACAAGCCTAGGGCGATCATCACGCCGGCCGAGGCCGAGAAACAGTACAAGAAAGCGAAGAAGGACTTTGCTCCGCTCATTCCGAACATCTCGCAGGCCGAGGGCGCGAAGTCTCTGGTACGCGATGACTCGCCCAAGCAGGCCGTCGTGAGCAGCATGACGGAGTTTCCGCTACAGGTGCCGGCCTGATGCAATCCGCCGGCTGCCAAGGCAAACGCCAGTTCCTGACTTTCACCGAGGCAAAGGGCGCGGCGAAGAATGCCGCGCGGCGCAACGACAGCCCGATGCGCCCGTATATGTGCAGGCACTGCCACAAGTTTCACATCGGGAACACGCCGCCGGTTGACGCGCGACGCCGTCCCGATGTAGCCTGACGCCGCATTTTCTAACCACTGACCCGAAGGACTTATGAACGCTCAAACTTCTCCAACCAGCAAAACAATCGTCGTGCCCGACGTGCTGTTCAGCTACCTCTACACCGCGCAGCCGCAGGAAAACAAAGACCCCAAGACAGGCAAAGTCAGCAAGTCGTACTGCGTCGACGGCGTGTTCGCCGCCGCCCACCCGGCCTTCAAGCTGATCCGCGAAACCATGCGCGAAGTCGCCAAGAACGCATGGGGCGAAGCGCCGACGCAGTTCCCGTACGGCCCGGCAGATCCGAACACGGGTCAGATGTCGATGGTCACGCTCCCCAACTGGGAAGGCGTGCTCAAGGGTCTTTCGCTCGAGAACCGCATCCCGCTGCGTGATGGCAACCGTCGCACCAAGCAGGAGGAGCCCTACACCGGCAACTTCTACCTAGCGGCGCGCTCATCGCGGCAGCCCTCTGTCGCCGTCACTCGCGGCGGAGTCAACGTCCTGATAGACCCGAGCGACCCGCAGTACCCGTATTCGGGTGCCCGCGGCAACCTCATTGTCGACATCTGGGTGCAGGGCACCAACAACAAGCCGTCTCCGTACGGCCGCCGCATCAACTGCCAGCTCACCGGAGTTCAGTTCCTGGCGCACGGCACGCGGTTCGGTGGCGGCAGTCGGGTTGCTTCGATCGCCGAGTTCGGTATCTGCCCGGCGGATGCCGATGCGCCGATGCCCGGAGCTGCGGCAGCGCAGTCCGGCGCGGAGTCGCTGGTCTAGTCGATAGCCCTCCTCACTTCTAGCCCCACTTTGAAGAACGGGGACTAATTTAAGAGGAGGGCGCTTTGTGGAACCCCTACGCTAGCAATCGCGGTTCGTACACCCGCGGTGGGGGCTCCACAAAGCGCGCATCGTCCAATTGGCAGGATCGAGGATTGTATCCACGAGATGCGGGTTCGACTCCCGCTACGCGCCCTAACTACAGGAGACTTCAGTGTCCACCGTCAAACTACTCAACAAGAACGCGACGCGCGGGGCCGCTGATCGTCGCAAGCAGGCCGTGCAGGAGCTGCGCCGCATGGCGCGCGCCTTCGCGCCGGGAACGCACGGGCGCTTCCGCGTCGAGTCGCTGGCTCAAGTCCTCGATGAACTGCGGCGAGATCCGCGCTTTACCGGAGCGCAGAAAGACGCGAAATTCAAGTCGCTGTTGAATCGGGCGCGCTGAGTGTTCTGCTTTTACGACGTGGAAACGCGCAGTCCGACGCCCATCCAGCGCGGCACTGACGCCTATTTCAACGGCGCGGAGTTCTTGATCGCCAACTTCGCGCGTGACGAGGCTAAGCCGCAGTTGTGGGACCGCGTCAACGGCCAGCCCGTGCCGCCGGATCTCGCCGACGCCATTGCCGACCCTGAGTGCATCTTCATTGCGCACAATGCGCCGTTCGACAAGGCCGGCTCGCAGCGCCTAGCTAATGTAATGATCCCCATTACACGCTGGCGCTGCTCAATGTCAGCCGCGATGAGTCATGGCTACCCCGGCGGCCTCGAAGCCCTCGGCGACGTGCTTGAGCTGCCGGAGAACCTGAAGAAGCTGCATACCGGCAAGAATCTGATCCAGATGTTCTGCGTGCCGCACAACGAGCGGGGCGACTACTTCACGGCAAAGACGCACCCGGCCGACTGGGACGACTTCTGCATCTATGGTGACCGAGACACGGTGGCGCTGCGCGAAATCTGGAAGCGTTTACCTAAGCACAATTACGCTGGCCTGAATCTGGAAACATGGTTCATCGACCAGCTCATCAACGAGCGCGGCTTCGGCTTCGACCAGGAACTCGCCCGCGCGGCGATGATCCTGCTCGATTCTGCCAAGGGCAAGCACGAAAAGGAAATGCGCGCGGCGACGCAGGACGAAGTCCACGCCGCCACCCAGCGCGCCAAACTCAAAGCGTACTTGGAGCGGCAGGGCCTGCAACTGCCGAACATGCGCGCATCCACCATATCGGAGTGGTTAGAACATGACGACCTTAGTCCCGAGTTACGTTTTCTGCTCGAAGCTCGCCTTGAAGCGTCAAAAAGCTCGGGAGCGAAGTACCGACGAGGGCTTGAGATGGTCGGCGAAGGCTCGCGTATACGTTACGGCATTCGGTTCAGCGGAGCAGGACGCACTGGTCGCTTCTCTGGCCGCGGATTCCAGCCTCACAATATGCAGCGTCCCACTACCTACCACCTCAAGCCCGACGGTGGTCGATCTAAGAAGCCGGTCAAAGCCGACTTTATCCTTGGAACTCTCGTCCCCGGCATCAAAGCCGGAAAGGTGTTGAACAATGACCTCACGTACGGCGGCCCAAACGAAGCGTGTGCAAATGCACTCCGCTGCGCGATTGTCGCGGCTCCAGGGAATGAACTGGTCGTTGCCGACTGGTCGAACATCGAAAGCCGCGTTCTTGCATGGATTGCTGATGAAACCTGGAAGCTGGACGCTTACCGTGCGCTGGATCGGGGGGAAGGTGAGGATCTTTACAAACTTCTCTTCTCGCAATTCTTCGGCAAGCCTATCGAAAGCGTTGACGATCAAGAACGTCAATCGGGAAAAGTTAGCGAGCTTGCGTTCGGATTTGGTGGCGGTGTTGGTGCGCTCGTTACAATGGCCGCCGTCTACGAAATGGACCTTGACTCTCTTGCCGAGCACGTCCTCAAGCATGCGACGCCCGAGCGCCTCAAGAAAGCCCGCAAAGCGTGGAAGCGCGCCTTCCTCACGGGCGACGACTTCGAGCTCGCCCCACGCACCTATCAGGCATGCGATGTTCTCAAGCAAGCATATCGCGCGTCGAACGTCGCGATAGACAAGCTGCGCCATGCGCTGAACGATGCTACGATCGGCTCGCTTCGGCAGCCGGGCTCAAGCTACAGCGTCGGCAAGTGCCAAGTCTGGGCGACGGGCAGCTTCCTCATCATCCAGTTGCCGAGCGGGCGCCGCCTGCTCTACGCAAAGCCGAAGCTGGAATACGAACAAATTCTCGACCCTGAAACACAGGAGATGCAGCAACGTGAGTACATCACCTACCTTACAGCCCGAGGAAAAGGCTGGACCCGCGAGCGCGCGTGGAGCGGACTCTTCATCGAGAACATCGTTCAGTCGATTGCTGCTGACGTGCTCCGCGCCGGACTGCGCGCCGTGCATTCCGATAGCCTCGGAATCCCGGCGATTCGCGGTTATCTCCAACTCGTCGAAGGTGCAGAGACTGCTATTTCGCTTCACGTTCACGACGAGATTGTTCTGGATGTACCACGCGGCACTTACCCCGTTGCGCGCCTGGTTTCTAAAATCACGAATGAATTGGTAGCCTCAACCCCCTGGAGTCGCGGGCTACCGCTCGCGGCGAAAGGGTGGGCGGGGCCTATCTACAAGAAGGACTGACCAATGATCCGCAAGATTGCGTGTTTCTTCGGCTTCCACCGCTTCGGGCCGTGGGTTACAGACGGGCCCTATCGGCAGATCAAGTTTTGCAGCGACAAGCGCTGCAACTTGGGCAAGTCGCGCTGGTACAGCTGCTAGCCATGAAAGAGTCAACCGTCGAAGACCACCTCGTCGAGCAAGTCGAAAAGCGCGGCGGCTTCTGCCCGAAGACCGTCTGGCTTGGCCGGCGAGGCTGCCCGGATCGCGAAGTCGTGTGGCCGTGGGGCCTCATCGACAAGGTCGAGACTAAGCGCCCCAAGGGCGGCAAGTACGAGGCGGGGCAGGAGAACGCGCACAAGGAGTACGCCAAGCGCGGCGTGCCGGTCTATCTACTGAATACGAAGGGTAAGGTGCTCGAATACGTGCGCGCTCGTGTAGCGCGCAGGCACGAGCCTTTCTTGTGGTCAGTGCTGCCTGTGAAAGACAAGCTAGTTCTCGTGGACCGCGGCGACGGCTTGGAAGTAGCGGGCTGCGAGTGACAGCGCCGATCCCCTACACCCCGCGCGAGTATCAAAAGATCGCGCGCCGCTTCCTGCTGGATACGCCGCGCTGCAACCTCTGGGCAGTTCCGGGGCTTGGGAAAAGCGCTATTTCATACTCTGCGCTCGACATCCTTATGCTGATGGGCTCTAACTTCTTCCCAGCGCTCATCATCGCCCCGAAGAAGGTGTGCGAGCTGACGTGGCCCGCCGAGCAGAAGAAGTGGGCCGACTTCGCGGGGCTCAAGGTGGTGCAGATCCTCGGTGAAGCGGACGTGCGGGACGATGCCCTGATGACCAAGGGCGACGTCTACGTAATCAACTACGACAACGTGCCGTGGCTCACCGAACGCCTGAAGCGCAAGAAGTGGCCTTTCAAAATAGTGATCGCTGACGAAGCCCGGCGCCTAGCGGGCTTTCGCGGCGAATGGCGCGTGAACGAGCATGGCACTCGGTGGCTGCAAACTCACGGCGCGGGCGGCGTACGCTCGAAGGCGCTGGCCCACGTCGCCGAGCACGTCGGGCGCTGGATCAATCTCACCGGCACGCCCGCCACGAACGGGCTCAAGGATCTCTGGGGCCAGAACTGGTTCTGCGACTTCGGAGAGCGCCTGGGCAACTCCTACGGCGACTACATGAAGCGCTGGTTCCACGAGAACCCGTACAGCAAGGTCGTCGAATTGCGCCACCCATCTTGCGAGCACGAGATTTACGACAAGCTGAAAGACGTATCGCTCGCCCTGCGCGCCGAGGATTGGTTCGATATCAAGCAGCCGCTCGTCATGCGCCGCGAGGTGGAGCTGCCGCCCGCTGCCCGTACATTGTACGACACGATGGAGCGGGACTTCTTCGTCCAGATCGGCGAGAAAGAGATCAACGCGGTGAACGCTGCGGTGCTGTCCAGCAAGCTGCTACAGATTGCAAGCGGGGCGGTGTACGGCGCTGAGAAGAGTGTGAGCCACATCCACGACGCCAAGATCGAGGAGCTGCGCAGCATTATCAATGAGCTAGGGGAGCCCCTGTTAGTGGCGTACTGGTTCAAATTCGAGATTCCAATGCTCAAGAAGGCGTTCCCGGAATTTCGCGTTTTCACGGGGCAGGCTGAGGAGGATGCGTGGAACAAAGGTAAAATCCAGCTTCTCGGCGTGCATCCAGCTAGCGCAGGTCACGGAACTAATCTACAGTACGGCGGCCGAGCGATAGCCCATTTCACCCACACTTGGGATCTGGAATTGAAAATGCAGGTCAATGAGCGCAATGGCCCGACGCGCCAGATCCAGGCGGGTTTCGATCGCAACGTGCTGCAATTCGAGCTTTGCGCGAAGGACACGATGGACGAAGACGTGCTCGCGCGCCAAGCTACCAAGATGTCGATTCAGGATGCGTTGATGGCGGCGCGAGCGCACAGGAGTGCGGCTTGAGCTCATTCCGCGAGTACCTTCAGTTCGGCTGGAAGCTGTGCAACATCCCGCCCGGCAACAAGGGGCCTGTGGGCGTCGCCGCGATGGGCTGGCAGAAGAAAGCCCGCGCCATCACCGATCCGAACATGGGGCCAGCGATGGCCGGCGCGGGGCTGTTGCACGCGTGGAGCGGAACCTGCGCCCTAGATATCGACAAGTTCGATGTCGCCGAGAAGTGGCTCGCCGAGCGCGGCGTCGATCTGAAGGCCCTTCTCACCGCGCGCAATTGCGTGCAGATTTCATCGGGCCGCGAAGGGCGCTACAAGCTGCTCTATCTACTGCCGACACCGCTTGCATCGAAGAAGCTCGCGCCGTACAAAGTACCGAGCTCTAAAACTGGAAAAGATGAGACCTATCACGGCTTGGAGCTTCGCTGCGCTAATGCGCAAGGAGAGTCGGTCCAAGATGTCCTTCCGCCAACGATCCACCCGGATACTGGGCGAGAGTACGTCTGGGCCTACGGCGACGAACTCACGGGGGATTGGCGCAATCTGCCCGAGATTCCACCGGAACTACTCGCCCTATGGCGGGGCGAGCTATCCACTGGCGCGCCGATAGCTGGGCCGCAAGCGCCAGCAGGAACCACCGCCACCGAGCACGATGCCCTGCTCGCGCAAGAAGATCCCAGTGACTACGACACCTGGATCGAAGTGGGGCAGATTCTCCATCACGAGACGCGAGCGTCAGCAGAGGGCTTGGCGCTGTTTGATCGCTGGAGCCAGCGCAGCTCGAAGTACGAAGGGCGCGCGTCTGTCGAGGCCAAATGGCGCTCGTTCCACTTCGATGTCGCGAACCCTCGCACTTGGGGCACTCTGCGGCGGCGGGCCGTAGCCGCTATCACCGAATTCCCTGTTAGCGAACCTGCACCGGCCGCAGAGAAGACCCCAGCCGACGTAGCGAAAGAGCAGTGGGAGCAGGTCAAGCAAATCCTCGAGCCGCGCCTGGTATTCGTCGCCGGCCAGGATCACTACTTCGATCTGGCGAGCCGCAGCACGGTGCCGTGGCTCTCCGACCGCTCGGTGCGCCATATGTTCTGCCCGCACATGCCGGTCATCACGACGGAGGCGAAGGACGGCAAGCCCGCAAAAACGGCGAAGCCTGATCCTGTCGTCTATCTACAGAACAGCCGCTCCAAGCAGCTCGTCGATGCCGTAGGTATGCACCCCGGCGCGCCGCGGCTGTTCAAGGAAGACGACACGCGCTACGTCAATCGCTACTACCCGCGCGAGGTCAAGCCGCTGGTGCCCCTGCCGTACGAGGAAGAGGCGTTCCTGTACCTGTGGTCGCGGTTGAAGGATTCAACGTTCCAGCGCTGGCTGATGCAGTTCTTCGCCCACGCGCTGCAGAAGCCCGGCATCAAGATCCAGTCCGCGCCACTGCTGTTCAGCGCCGAGCAGGGCACCGGCAAGAACACCATCTGCAAGATCATTCCGCAGCGCTTGTTCGGCCATCGCTGGGTGCGCACGATCTCCGGCGGCGTGCTCAAGAGCAACTTCAACGATACCGTGGGCGAGACGTGGTGGCTGTATCTGGAGGAGCTGCGCTCGGGTTCCTCGAAGCAAGAGCGCGTCGAGATCAGCAACCGCATCAAGTCGTGGGTGACTGACGATACGATCGAGATTCACCCCAAGGGCCTGAAGCCCTACGACATGCGCAACCGCCTGCAGCTCCTCGCGACCAGCAATTTCGATGACGCCTTGCACATCGACAACAACGACCGCCGTTGGGCGATCTGCGAGATGGAGGAGTACGACCGGGACGGCGGGAACTGGGCCGACGTGTACAAGTTCCTGAACGATGACGCCCGCGCGCCGGGCGTCCTGCGCTACATCTTCCAGAATGTCAACATAACGGGGTTCAACCCTGCTGCGCGCGCGCCGACGACGGTTGCCAAGGTGTCCATGATCCGCGCCGGCATGGGCTCGTGGGAGTCCATGCTGATCGAGCAGATGATACAGGGGCGGGCGCCCTTCGATAAGGACATCTTCCGCCTCCAGGACGCCTATGAGGCGCTCGTGGGCCGCGGGCCGGTCTCCCAGCACGCCCTGCGCACGGTCCTCACCCGCAGCCCCTTCCACTGCCTGCAGTTGCCAAATGCGTCCAACCTGCGGGTCTACGCTTGGCGCAACATCGAGCAGTGGCACAAGCACCCTGAATCTGCCCGCGTGCGGTATTTGGAAACCGGACAGCGCCCGCTGCACGGGGTCTGGTCAGACGACATCCCGGAGGCAATCGTCAACATGAGCGCCGACGGGCCACTCCAGAAAACTGCTTGCGACCTTGTTTGAACTATGGGAGTATTCCGCCATGACTGAACGCAACAAAGTTGGCCCAGCCGACCCCGAGACCCGCCGCAAGAAGCTGCGGGAAATCCTGGACACGCCGACGAAGGCGACCGGCGTCGCGCCGAAGTCCATGAAGGACGCGGTCGACAAGGGCGTCGAGCAGGGCTCTACCAAGCCGAAAAAGAAAAAGGTCGTCCCGCGTTTCGGGCCGAAGGGCGAGACGATCGATGAGCTCGGCGGCTAGGCCGTGGGCGCGCTCGTAAACTTCCTCGGCGGCGCAGCATTTCGCGCCGTCTGGTCCGGCGTCAGCAACTACTTCGACAAACGCCAAGAGCACAAGCACGAGATCGCCCGCACGGTGCTGCAGGGCCGGCTCGATGCTGAGGCGCACGCCCGCAATCTCGCCGGCATCAAGCTGCAAGCTGAAATGGGCATCAAGACCGTTCAGGTGCAGGCGGAAGCCGCGGTCAGCGAGATCGAGGCCGACGCATGGCGCCAAGCCGTCTCCAAAGCTACGGCGCAGACCGGCATCAAATTCGTCGACATCTGGAACGGCTCGATTCGCCCAGCGTGGGCGACCTGCGCGCTCGTTCTGTGGATGATCTTCGAGGGGCGCCACATGGCGATAAACTCGTGGGAGATCACTGCGTGGAGCCTCGATTTGATCGGGGCTGTCGCGGGCTTCTATTTTGCCGACCGCTCGCTCCGTAACAAAAGCAAATGACCGATTACGCCCGCGTGCTCTGGCTCGGCGGTGGCGTGCGATTTGAGACGCTCGAAGTTATCGAAGCGGCGCTACGACAAGCCGCAGAAAACGAAAAGGACGCCCGCGTGAAACACGAACTCATCAACACCGCCAACGCCGCGGCAGCGGAGCTTACCAAGCGCCCGAAGCCGGTGTGCGACCTGCTGTGAGCGATCCTGTAGCGGTTGCTGTCGCGCTGGTCCTCGCAAAGCGCTGGGAAGGCTTTCGCAGTCATCCCTACCTTTGCCCCGCCGGTGTCGCCACGGTCGGCTACGGCTTCACGCACTACGCAGATGGCACTACTGTCACGCTGTTCGACCCACCTATGACGCGCGAGGCCGCGGCAACGCTGCTCGAGCACCTGGTGCGAACGAAGTACGTGCGCGATACGCTTAGGCTTTGCCCCGGCGTAGACACCCCCGAGCGCCTGGGCGCCATCACGGACTTCATTTTCAACCTCGGAGCCGGCAACTTGAAGACCAGCAACCTGCGCAAACGCATCAACGCAGACGATTGGGCGGCAGTGCCCGAACAACTTCGACGCTGGATTCGCGGAGGTGGTAGAGTCCTCAAAGGTCTGGTGCTGCGCCGCGAAGCTGAGATTGCATACCTCTAACACCCACGGAGTTCACATGGCCGCTAAACAGAAGAAAGACCTTTCCGCCTTCCGCGCCGCGCACGATCGCAGCGTGATCGTCCCTAACAAGATACGCGCTGCGCTCGCCGAGCTTGAGAAAGCCGAAGGCGCCGAGGCGTGGGAGTACGAAGCCGAGTTCATCCGCCGCGCCAAGATTAGTCAGGCGGACATCGGCGCGTATCGCGACGGGTTCTCCGCCCACGTCGTTGAGACCATCGGGAACAAGGGCAAGCGCATTTGGTTCGCCCAAGTCAAGGTAGCCCGGACGGCACGCGAGACGCTGGGCGCTAGTTAAAGGTGATCTATGGTTAAGACGCTCGATACCTTCCGTGCGAAGCACGACCCCGCCTACGTCATCCAGACGCCGCAGACCGTTCTGCGGCGCGACCTGAAGCATGGCTGCAAGCGGTTCATCATCACGAGCGCGCAGAACGGCACGCCCGTACACGCGGACTTCTGGGCCTGCCTGCTTACAGCCGCGCGCAGCCTGTGCGCCGAGATATTGGTGATCCCGCTGCGGTATAAAAACCCGACCAGCACGTTCTCGGGCTCGCAGCAAAACGCCGAATGGTGGGCGCCCGCCGTCACGCCGTATCTGTGGAACCAGCGCCACGCGCTGAACGAGAACCTGACACTGCTCGCGGACATCAAGACGCAGCCCACGTCCGTCGATCCGCTAGCTGGCATGGACGCGATCTCGGGCGCTGAATCCGGCATCCTGGGCCATACGAAAATGCGCCTGCGGTACGTGCCGACACCGCAGAGCAAAATGGCGAAGGCCCTGAGCACGACGGGCGCTTGCACCATCTCTAACTACACCGATACGCGTTCCGGCAAGCTGGGTGAATTCCACCATTCGCTGTCCGCCCTGCTGATTGAGCTGGACGATGACGGCAAGCGGTTCTATATGCGCCAGTTGCACTACGGCGAAGCTGCGCGCCGCGTGATCGATTTGAGCGATGCGTACCATGTCGGCGGCGCGCAGCGCGCCCCGCGCGCGCTCGCGGTCGTGTGCGGCGATACGCACGTTGATTTCCTTGACCCTATGGTAGACGACTGTCGGCACCGCAAAGGCGGCCTGATCGATACCGTGAACCCCGAGAACATCATTGAGCACGATACGCTAGACGCGTATTCCTGCAATCCGCACCACCGGGATAATCCGATGATCGCGATTGCAAAGCGCCTGTCAGGGCGTGATTCGATCCGAGAGGAGGTAGACCGCGCAATAAATTACTTGCGCCGCGTGTCTGCGCGCCACCCCAAGACGCAAATACGCGTCGCCGGCAGCAATCACAACGACATGCTGGGTCGTGCAGTGCGCCTGTTCTTGCAGGATGGTCTGCGCACCACGAGTCCCGTCAATGCAGAATTCCTGCTAGAAACAGCACTCGCGCAAGTGCGCGGATGCAAGATTGGCGATACCGGCACGCAGTACCCCGATGCGTTCGGCCTGCACTTGCTGGCGGCAGCTATCCCGCGGGTTCATGTTCTCGGTGTCGACGATTCACTCATGCTTGGCGGCGTAGATCACGGCGGTCACGGCCATGCGGGTCCGAACGGCGCGCGCGGCTCGCTTCGTAATCTCGCCCGCGTGGGCGTGAAGGTATTCGACGCGCACGATCATACGGGCGGCATCTTCGAGGGCCATTACCGAGTCGGCACGGGCACGCGCCTGAGCGCGGAGTACACCTCCGGCCCGTCTTCCTGGATGAACGTCGATGGCGTCACGAACGCCGACGGCAAGCGCCAGCTTGTGCCGCACATCGCCGGGAAATTCCGACGATGAAGATAGAGCCGTACATAGAGACATCCATCGGCCGCAAATTCTACCTACTCGCCGAATACCCAGGCTTCAACATCGCCGAGATCGCTCACGCTCTGTCGAACGCCTGCCGCTACGGCGGTCATTGCTCCCAGTACTACTCGGTCGCCGAGCATTCGGTGCTCGTATCCGAGATCGCCGAGGAGCTCGATCTGTGCGACCCCTTCGAGGCGCTGATGCACGATGCGTCAGAAGCGTACATATGCGACATCCCCGGGCCGTGGAAGCACATGCTACCTGACTACCAAGCGCTCGAGGCGCAGCTTGAATGGAAGCTGCAGGAATTCTTCAAGCTGCCAAAGAAGACTACGGGTTGCAAAGAAGCCGATCTGATAGCCCTCATGGTGGAAGGTCGCGCGCTGCTGACGAGCCGCGGTGAGTCCATGATCGAAGGCGGTATCCCCGGGCACTACGGCCCTGCCGCCGACGCTTGGATCGCGACTCACGGGCGCAGCGTGTTCGGCCTCTCGCCGGCCGGCGCACGCACCAGCTTCATGCACCGATACGAAAAACTGATGAGGAAACGAAAATGAGCCTGCCCACTGACGACGCGGCGCGCAAGCGCCTGCAGATGTTCACGTACCTGATGGAGTATTTTCCCGACGCCTTCTTGGCTGAAGTAGAAGTAGCCGTAGCTGGGAACGAGCAGCACAATCCTGGCGAGCCGTTGCACTGGGCGCGCGGCAAGTCGAAGGATCAGCTCAATACCGCCTTCCGCCATGTGTGGGACCACGCTCGCGGCACGAAGAAAGACGTTGACGGCCAGTGGCATCTGGCGAAAGCGATCTGGCGCTTGAAGGCGCAGTTGCAGCTTGACATCGAAGAGGAGCGCCGACAGATCAGCCAAGTGAACGGCACGCTGATGAAGTGTCTGAGCAGGGGCGAGAACCTATAGTGCGCGCAATCCTCATTAGCGTTGGTTTCGCGCTATGTGGCTGCACGCCGTTCCACCAAGAATGGCGCCCGGCGGTAAAGCCGTGCGAGATTTGGATTGTGGATCACACGCGCCGCAATGCGGTTTGCGTGTCGCGCGAGGAGTGGGAGCGGTACTACCGCCCCGTGCTAATCCCGAACTAGAACCCGCATCACTTCGCGGTGGTTCTCATCTATCTTCTGGTGCAGGTCGCTGATGTCATCCCGCGTCGCGTAGGTCTGCTGAACCAAAGCCAGCTGCTTCGCACGCTCGGCGTCTTCATCCAGATGGCGCTTGAAGATGAACCCAGCGAGAGCGGCTATCGCCACCCACGCGTTCTTCAGCAGATCCCACGGGTTGAAGTCTGGGGTCATGCGGCTTTCACCTTCGGCTTCTTCGGCGGGGCCACTACGAGCTGACCGCTTCCGATCTGTTTGAGCCACTGCTTTACTGCAGCGACGGCCTCCGCATCGGCACCTTTTGTTGGCGCCATACAGACGAGGCTGAAAGCTAACTCTGCGAACTTGGTGTGCATGGCGCTCACCCTACCTGAACGAGCGGGACTACGACAACAGCAACCGGCGGACGGCGCGGATCGATGAGCGCTTTTTCGACTTGCAGTATGACAAGTTCGGCGTCGATCTCTGCAATGCGCGCAGCGGCGGCGAGCAGCGCGAGGCGTTCTTGCTGCAGGCGGAATATCTTGCCGTCGATGCCGCGGCCGATTGTGTCTGCGACGTTTTGGTCTGCGGTTGCCATAACCCTCCTTAGTTGGGGATTCGAAGTACTTTGAAGCCGACGCCGCCGGAGTCGGCCGCGCCCACCGACACGCGCTCAAGCGTCGCGTTGTCGACATCGTACACCATGAAACGGGTGTTGCCCGCGGTGGCGTTGGTGTCGAATCGACCCACTTCCACCGCGTTGGTGAGTAATTTTAGGTCCCCGTTCAATGAGTTAGCTACGTAGAAGTCGTCTGTTGCGGCACCGTATCCGAAGTAGCCTTTCTCCCCTGTCGGATCGAACAGGGACGCATAGCAATTGCCGCTGCCGCGCGCCGTAGTCGAGCGGAATGCGAACGCGCCCGCGGTCAACCGGAAGCTCTGCGCGCCGGCAAGCGAAAGTCTCAACTCGCCGGTGTCGGTCTGCACCCACGAGTCAGAGCCGTCGTGGTAGAGACGGAGGTCTTGTCCGGCGCCGATTTGCAGCTCTTTGTTGTCTACCGCCAAGCGCACAGAGCCCGAACCTAGAAAGAGCGCCAGCGGGTTGTCGCTTGCGTTCCCGAACTGTACGGTTGCGACCGCGTTGCCGGAGCGCGTGAAGCTGAAGAGGTCTTTAGCGTTGCCGCCCGCATCGTCGTACATGCGGAAGTCGAACTTAGCGGCGTTGACGATCATTGCCCAGTTCTTCTCGTCGGTGGCAGAGCCGTCGCGCCGGAACCAAACTATCGGGTCGGAACCCCCGGATTTGGACAGCGAGATGCCGCTCAGATCGGTGAACGAGCCGCCGGTCAGCGTGCCTGAAAAACGATGTTCGGAGGTCCACGTCGGCGCAATCGCCGGATCAATCGCGTGCCGCCCATCACTGCGCAGTGGTGTCGCCGCGGTGCCGTTCACCGCGCTCATGCCGATGAGGCCGGAGGGGTTGGCGAAAACTACATCAGCTTCCAGCGTTCCGGCGGTCTCGCCATAGGTCCACGCGACGCTACCAGTGTCTTGCACGAAATCAGCGACGGTGTCCTGCACGAACTCCGGCGGCACGTTCGCCTCAAGCTCGTTCGCCGTCTCCAGGTACGTCCATACGACGCTGCTGGTGTCCTGCAAGAAATCGAAGAAGTCCGCACCCACCACGTCTTGAATGTACTCAGCGAGCGTGGCGCCTTGAATCTGCGGGATTGTCTGGAAGTTCCACTGCCCGACGATCGTCTCTGGAAACTGCCAGCCCGCGTACTGCGGATGGTCGTCGCCCACCTGGAGTTCACGCAAATTGCGGTGGTAGATAGTGCCACCGATACCGGCGCTGATCTGGGCGGCGAGCGCAGCTACCGCAGCTTCGGCGCGTGCGCCTGCGCTGGGATCGAACGAGACGCTCTTTCCGACGGTTCCGGCTATCGCTACCCTGATCTTGCTCACGGCGAGCGCTTCGGCTTCCCGACGCGACCCGGCGATTTCACCATGAAGTTAGGCTCGCCCAAGCCGAGCAAATCCTGCAAGCTGATTTGAGCGTCCGGCGGAACGCCTACTTCGCCCGGAGGCTGGTTGAACTCGAACGCTTCGCCAAGCGCGTCGGTCTGCGGGCCTAGATCGCGCGGCGCGCGCTGCGGCATGCCGACTTCGCCCGGCGGCGCGTCAAGCTCCAGCACCTCGCGCAAGTCGAGATCGTGCTGTTCGGGACCGCGGGGCGGCGCGACGCTGTTGTCGCGGCCGTAGTACGACGTGCGCGCAGGGTCCACCTTGCCGAACTTTTTCTGAAAGCCCGGAGCGCCGACATCCATGCCTGGAATCAGGCGTACGCCTTTTTTCACCGTCTCGGTCACGCCGCCCGCGAAAGTCGTCGGAATCTCGTTGCCCGCACGCGCTGCGGTCTTGAGCGAGTGGCCGGTGACGTTCTCCAGCCTCTCCGCGGCATCGGCAATCAGCTTCAGGCCGCCGGACAGCGGCGCTCCGCGCTTGCCGAGCTTGTACACCACGTGGGCGTCGATCTGCCCGGCGCGCGTCGCGGTCTCGATGTCGTGAATCTTGGCGAACTGCTGGCGTGCGGCCTGGTACTCCCCGAGCAGCTGGCCTTCGCCAGCCGCTTCGAGCTCCTTGCCGAACTGCTCCTCGAGCCGGTCGGCGAGTTCGCGATCGGCAAAGCCCGCCTCTTCGGTAGCCACCTGGTCGTTCTGCATGCGCTTCGCGGCGCGACGGCGCAGGGCGCCAATGACGCGCGTCACGCTCGAGCCTTCACCCTTCGGCAGCTTGGCGCTGCCCGCGGCTTCGCGAAATACGTCTTGAAACTCCTTCGACATCGGCCGGTCCATGAGAACCTGTTCCGCCATATCGTAGGTAGCTGCCGGGACTTCTTTCGCTTTCGCGAGCGCCGGTTCGTCCAGCGCTTTCACGCCGATATCTTCGGCGGCGATGTCAGTGAACCGCGCCTGGTTGTGCAGCGTCGTGTCGTTTTTCAGTTCCGGCGCATCGGCGAAGCGCTCACGGAATTCCCCGGGAACTTTTACGCGCTTGTTCGGGTTCATGGCGCGCACGTCGGAAGGGCGCATGCGGATGTCCGCCGCGCGTAGGTTCTCTACGGCTGGGCTGATCGGCGCGCTGGGCGGCCGAACCTTCTGCGGCAGCTCTGCGGCACCCTTTACGGCCTTCGGGCCGCCGAGCAGCGCCATCCCTAGATCGGGCAGCATGTCGGCCCCGGTGGCCGCCAGCGGGCTCCCGGTGGCTTCCAGCGTCGTGTCGCCGAGCTTCTGTTTGATGTTGCCGAGCGGCGCGAAGGCGTCGCCCAGCGCGTCCGTCAGTTCGCGAGCGCTGTCGCCCTGCGGGTACATGGAATTCTCAGCCGTGAAGTCGCGCACGAAGTTGGCAGAATCGTCGTCGTCTTCGCCGACGAGCGGCGCGGTGAGCCCCGCGACAGCCTGCACGCCGGTGTTGCCCACCGCATTCATGGCAACTTCCGGTGCGCCCTTGGCGATGCGCGAAAGGCCGTGGCCCCACATCTGCATGACTGGGTCGTCCGCAACGCCCTGTGCGAACTCGCGGATCGGCTTTCCGGTGAACACGTCGCTAGACATGCTCTTGAAGCGCTCCCAGATGCTCTGCTCCGGCGCGACGGGTGCAGACGACGGAGCGCCCACAGGGTTCGCTACGGGCACCTGATCTTCCATCGGCACTTCTGCGGGCGCGGCCTGCGCTTGCTGCATCGCGCGCAGCCGCGCGCCGAGCGCCGGGTCAATCTGATCCGGCATCTCCACTACAACGCCATCGGGCATCGTTACCTGCGGCATCAGAACCCCTTGCTCTTTAGGTAGTCGTCGAGCGACATGGCGCCGCCAGCGGCTGGAGCTGCGGGCGCCGCGCCCGGTTGGCCGCCACCTTGCCCCGCCTCAATCGCCGCGACGCGCTTGAGATCCGCCATGTGCTTCTTGACTTCGGCCCACGCGGCGCGCGCCTCCGGGCTACCGATGCGTGTGTCGAGCGCGCGCGTGAGTGCCGTCTGCACTTTCAACCCTTCCTGGTTAGACAGCTGGCCGAAACCGCGCATCTTCTGGATGGACGCAAGGAAAGCCTCGCCGCCCAACGTCTCGAGCGCGCCGCGCGCGTTCGCCACGTCTTGATCCAGAATTCCGGTGACGGCCTTGCCGACTTCGGTGCCCTGAATGTTGCCGTACAGCGTGTCGAAGCCCGGCTTCTTCAGAAACTGGTCTATATCGTTGGTGAACTTGTCGATCGTCGCGTTCGTGCTTTCGAGGCCGGCGGCGTTGCGGCCGATGGCGGCGCCCTGCTCCTGCGCAGATTTGATTACGCCGGTGTTCGCCGCGACCCGTTCAACCGGCGCTATCACTTGCGGTCCACGGGTGCTGAAGGGGTTGTTCTGCGTCTGCAACGGCACGCCTCCGGCGTCCACGTTGCGCGTGGTATCGCGATATAGGTTGAACGCCTGCTCCTCCTTGCCGGGCACCACGCGGCCGTCTTGGCCGATGAAGCCGAACGCCTTAAGCGCTTGAATGCCCGCCGAAGTGCCGCCGCCCACGTCGCCAACCATGTCGCCGAGCGGCTGGATGCCGGCATCGTCGAACCGGTCGTCAGCGCCGCCGCCGACTTTCTGGAAGCGATCAACAGGACCGCTCGCGACGCCGCGCAGAGCCGCGTTCGCGTTCGTGATACTTGTCATCGGGTCGCCCGCGGTGGCGCGGAAGCCGCGCTCCTGGTCCCGCAGCATAACTTCGATGGGGTCCGTCATTTTGCCGCCGGCCTGCAATGCCGTGTACGTGGAGTCAGCCAGCTCCGGCGATGCACCCTGCGCGATCATCGTTTGTCGACCGCGTGCGAGCGCCTCATTCTCCATGACGCGCCGACGCGCCGACGCCAGTGCGTCTTCGGTCTTCGCGCCCATCGCGCGACCTTCCTGATACGCCTCTTCGGAGTTGCCGCCGAGGGCGGTGCCCAAACGTGCTGCCCAGTCAGCCATTACGCCGGACTCCCGTTGTAGCCGCTCTGGTTAGGGAGCGAACTGAAAATGCTGCCCTTCTTGACCTTCGGCGTGCCGTTCGCCATTGCACCGCCGAATGCGTTGAGACCGCTGCCGAGCGTCTGCAATCCCTGGCCCGATTGCGCGGCGCGCGCCATGCGCAACTGCGACAGGAAGTCCTGTCCGCTCGACTCGCCGCCGAGCAGCGACAGATCCACCGCCGTGTCATTGAGCCCGCGCGCTTCGTTCACGCGCGCATACTGCGGCGCGTCGATCGCAGCGAGATTGCCGGATAGCCGGCGCCCTTCTACATCAGACGCCGTGCGCGCAGCGCCCACGTCAGCCGCAAAGCGGTCGCTGCCACCCATCGGATCGCCAAAGGTATCGCCGCCGTCAGCCGTCTTGGCCTGACGCAGCGCCGCCATGAAATCATTGTTAGCGGCCATGCGCTCCTCGTCGGGGTTCGCCTCCGCCACGGTCTGAATCTCTTGGGACACGCGATCCCCGGCGCGTCGGTTGATGGCGTCCTGCGCGCGCTGGGCTGCATCCGCTGCGCGCAGCTGATCGCTGTGTGCCCGGTTGGCGCCCGCCTGCTGCATGGCAGTGCCGCCGGCAGCGAGAAGTAAGGGGAGTAGCTGGAACATGGTCTATCCTCGCGAAAATGCTTTGGCGTACGTGCTGGCTTCGCTCAAGCCGCGACGGCGCGCGGCAGCGTCTTGCTGCGCGCGATAATTCTGCGTGGCGCTGCTGAACACTTCACCAAGGTTGTTGGTGAGGTTGTCCGCGCCGCCGAGATTCGCTTTCAGCATCTGCGCCGTCTGCGAGCCGGCGTTGCCGATGTCGTTGCCCGACTGCGCGAGCGATATGAGCTGCGTACGCGCCTGCTCGTCCTTCGCCTGAAGATCCGCGACTCCGGCGCGCGCCTGGCGCTCGGCCTGCAGGACGCCTTCCTGCCCTTCGCGGGCGAGCGTCTTGCCGGCGTCGACCGCGGCGCTGCCGCCCGTCAGGCCGCCGCGGGCCAGTGAGAATTTCGTCTGCCGGTTCGCCGTAGCGCGCTGCCGGCCAAGATCGGTGTTGAGGCGCTCGCGCAATGCCGCGCCGAGCTGATCGTACTGCGGCTGGCGGCCGGAGAAAGCGGAGTTGATGTCCTTGACGTTGCCGGAAATGCGACCTTGGCGCGCGGTTTCTGCGGCAGCAGCACGCGCTTCGGCGGCCTTCGCCTCCTTGCCTTTCTTGACGCCGCTGAAGTCCAGCGGGTCTGCAACGTTGATTCCGCCTACGCTACCGCACATTCACCAGTCTCCGCGCCGCGCACTGCGACGTACATGACGGCATCTTCGCCGCCTGAACCGTATCCGCGCTGGGTGGATTCGAATGTGAGCCCGATGCGCTCGTACCACGCTCGGGCTTCTGCTCTGTCGGCCAGTGTAACCGTTTCGATGCGGTGCGCCAACCCGTCATCGAGCATGCCCTGCACGAGTGCGCGGCAAGCCTCCGTCACCTCGCTTCCGTGGTCTTTCCACGTCGCGTCCGGCGCAATGAACCATGTACGGAACACGCCATTGCGCTGCGGGATGAAGCCGCCGACCGCAACGGGCTTCTCGCCGGCCCAGAAAATGTGATGCGCGCCCGGCAAATCGGCGAGCGCGACCAGCATGTTCGATGCGTCGAAGTCGTCGCCTGTCATGGCTTTGAACAGCACTTTCTCGTTTTCCGGCATCTCTTTGATGACGGCCAAGACGTGCTCGAATTCGTTGATGTCTGTCAGGTGGATCATCCGGTACTCGTGTCGTTGACGTAGAGGTTGGAGGCGAACCACTCCCACGACTGACTGCCGTCGAAAGTGATTCGGAGTTGAAAGCTGGGCGCAGTGAGCGGCATCGGCACCATGCCGCCGGTGAGCGTGTCATCATCTAACGCATATTCTGTCGTAGCAAACGACGTGTCACGCTGCGAATAGCCGAACGAGACGCGGTAAGTTCCATCGGCCACGATATCGAAGCCTTCGAGCATCTTGTCGATGCCGAGGAGGCCGAAGTCCAAGTACGGCCATGCGATGTAACCTTCAAAGGGGACTGACATATCAGGAGTCCGGGAATTGAGCGGTTGGGGGCGTGTAGTTAGCTGCGGTGTACCGCGCTGCTGCGGTAAAGCGCACGTCGTCTATACGGCCCGGGAACTGCGCCCCGCCGTTCTGTTGTGCGCCCACGCACAAGACGCCGTTGTTACCGCCGAGCGCGACGGCCGAGGTGTCGGTAGCACCCAGAACGCCGTCGCGGTGCAGAAAGTAATCATCGCCGGACTTGCACAGCGAGACAAATACCCAGGTGTTAAGCGACATCGGGCCGAGAGCAGAATCGTCCATAGAGTATACGCCGGTCCCAGCAATGTCATTGCCCTCGGCGGTAAACCCGCCTGCGGCGCTCCCAGACAGGCTGTAGGCGTAAACCGTGGTGAATGGCGTTTTTCGGATAGCGTAGCCACTGTCGCTGCCTGTGAAATAAACCCACAACTCGATCGTCCAATCGCCAGTAGTAAAGTCCAGTTCCGGCGCATCCGCCGTTTCGACGCGGCTACTGCTGGAAGCCGGCAGATCGATAGAGCCTGTGCCGAACTTCGGATCGGTCGTACTGATGGTGGCCGAGCCCTGCGCTACCATCGTGCGCGCATAGTTGGAATTGTCTATGAAAGTCGTAGAGCCGTTCGTGCCGTTGGCGTGCAGCAGCATCACCACATCGGTCCAGAAGGGGTCGACGATACCCGCGGTCACGATCACGACGTTGGATGGATACTCCGTACCGGCAACCAAGCCCGACACGTAGTAGGCGTATTCGAGCCCTAGGGTAGTCGTATCGTCCGTGAACGTGGTCTCATCGCCGTCGACGGTGTCGAGCAGCGCGTACGTACCAGGCACACCGCTTGGTGCGAGCGCGCGATAGATGCGGAACTCCTCGAACTCGCCGACATCGATAGACGGCACCCACGTCAGGTCCACGCTGCCATCGAGCGGGTTAACGTCCGCCGACAGCGTTACGGTCGGCGCAATCAAGTCGTCCACGCCCAGCACCGCCGGGTCGACGCGCCACACCAAATCTGCTGTGCGCAGGTACAAATCGCCGCCGAGAATCGCCCAGTAGGTGAGCGTCTCGGGGAATAGGTAGCGTGACCAGCTCTGGTCCTTCACGCCGCCGTTCATGGTCAGCACGAATGCTTCGGAGCCTGTCTCGGTCTCGAAAATCAGCCAGTACTGGCCCATCGACGGCCAGAACAGCGCGAACGGGATCAGCCCGAGGCGGATCTTCGCGAGCACCAGCGGGTCGACCTGCAAGCCGAAGTACCCGGCCTGCAGATTCGTGCTGGCGCCGGCGATGCCGATATTGCGCACGCCCTCCGGCGTACACATAACAAGATCGTTGCTGACCGGCTGCACGGACTTCGGAAAGAGGCACGCGACCGGCGATGCGTCGAGGATCGCCATGTTGGTGGGGTCCTCGTCGATCTGCCACATCTGGTACGCCTCGGAGTTGAACGCCACGAGGTTGCTGCGGTACAGGCCCATCGCCGTGACCGGCGTCGCGCCGAAAGTGTTCAGGCCGAACGGGATGTAGCCCGCGTCCTCGGGCGTCGTCCAATCGAGCGGATTCACTGTCGCGGAGAACGCGATGATGTCCTCGTCCGCCGCGAAAATCTTGCTTGCGCCAATCGCGACAACTTTTGAGTTCGGCGCCTGCGTGACGCGCCAGTCCATCGCAGTCCACAGAATCGTGCCGTCGGCCACCGTGGCGTTGGGCGCTTCCGGGAAATCGGGCTCGTACTCGCCAGACACCAGAATAGGGGACGCCTCCCAAACTACTCGCGATGCGAATACCGCCTCCCACGTAACCTCGTTGTCTACTACCTGCAATCCGACAGACAGCGGCCACACGGGCTCGCTCGATCCAGAGAAGCCAGCTATGGCTTGCACGGCCCGGAAAATCAAGCCATCCGGCAGGCCGTTTACGATGGCGTCCCAGGTGCAGTTGTCAATCCAGAGTTCATCCCCGCCGCTCGTGCGGAAAGCAGAGACAGAGAAGCGCGCAAACGCCGCGCCGGCGGGTGCCGTTGCGCTGACGAGAGACTGCTTCCACGTCTGGTTCGAGCCGCTGTCAATAAGATTGCCGGGGGACGAGGAGATAAACTCGTCCGAAGAGTCATACCAGAGAACCTCGACGCGCGCGCCGGCATCTCCAGCGTCCGACTGGCCCTGCTGAACTTGGCAGTTCGCATTTATGACCTGGCCGGCCACCACTGCCGTCGCGTTGTTGTTGATCGCCCTCGCCTCGCCCGTCAGGTCCCACTGCAATGACCAGGTGCCCTGAAAGTGCGTGCCATTGCCGAACTCCCCGATGCTGAAGCCGGTCGCGAGCGTCCAGCCGGTGTTGCCGTCCTCGAAACCGCCGTTTGTAACTTGGTCAGGCTGCGACGGCGGCGTAGATGCGGGCTGCACCAACGCGCCGGGCGAGTAGATAGTACCGGGTTGCCAGATAGGAGTAGCCATTAGCGCCTCGGCCCGTTGCCGTAACGGTCGCGGATGCCGGGCGCGGGTAGTGCGGCCGGGTCAGGAGGCTCCGTGACGGACGGCGGATCGCTCGTGGACCCATCAGCGTCTTCGTTGATGCGCGCGCCGTCCTCTGTCGGCCATACCGGCTCCACCGTGCCGGAGCGCGGGTTGTCGCCCTGCGTATCGACGACGGTGTAGAAGAAGTCGTTGTAGACAGTCGGCTCGACGACATCGCCGACAGTGCGTAGCACGTTCGGCGCCCAGCTCTGGTTCGCGGGCAGCAATCGGCCTGCCTGATAGGCGAAGCCGTTCGCAACGCTCGGCACCACGATGTCGCCCAGCTTGTAGACATGCTCTGCCTGCCAAACGTCGCCGTCCTGCAGCCAGTAGTGAAACGTATCCCCGTTCTCGAAGGTCGCCACAACATACGGGAAGCCCATGAAAGGCGCCGCGAAATTGATTTCGTCGATCGGGGAAGTCGGGTCGGTCGGATGCTGAATGACGTGAAGCACGATACCGTCCGGCACGTCGACCGCGTGGTGCGAGAATACATGAAGCTCGCCGCGGAACGCCATCAGGCCCTGCGTCTCCCCGTCGCCAGCCGTGTTAGTCGGCAGCTCGTGCGTGCGGAAAGTGCCGGGGCGAATGATGATCGTCTTCGATTTCGAGACGTACGCGTTCACCAGATCGAACAGAGAATCTTCGAGAGCGCCGCCCTTGGTGCGCTGCCGATTGATTCCACCTTTTATGGTAGTTAGCGCGATGCTGCGATCTGCCACGCTACACCGGCGGGTTGAAGTCGACCATCACAGGTTCGACGGCCGGCGGGAGGCGATACGTGTTTGGAACGTACCGGCGAGTGAGGTGGTTGCCCGCGATCATGTCCCCGAGCATTTCGCGCGCGGACTGCTTCACGTCATTCGCATCGGGCTGACGGTAGTGCGCCTTCGCATCTCCCAGCGCCCAGCCGAACACCAGGTCCGAGTTGATAGTCGTCTTGTCCGTGTTTGCGACGAAGGGCTCGACGCCCATCTGGCCCTTGACCCACAGCTTGTACGCCGCGTTCGGAACCGGGAACACTTCAATGCACGAGCGAATCTCGTACAGCGTCGGCAGCCCTTCCTGCGCAGCCGTCGTGTAGAACGAGGGGTTGATGCCACAGCGCATCGGCATCCACATGCTGTTCAGGTCTTCCAACCACACGCCGGTGATGCGGTACGCGCGATCGTTCAGATGCTTGCCGCAATCGATGTCGCTGAATTCGGTGTCGCCGTCGTTGTCGAGAATGCCGTAATAGCTGATGCCGGGCACCATCGTCCAGCGGTACAACCGCTCGGTGCGCAGCACCGGATTCTTCATGTAGAGCTGGTCCTGCGCGTCGCGCAGGAAGTCATCGAGCAGTTCAGCCATGCCCGGCGGGGGGTTCGTAGCCTGAGCCGAGTAGCCGAGTCGGCGCATCAGGCGCGTGCGCAGCTGCAGCAGCGTCTCGTTAGAGTTGCTGTCAACGCAATCGCAGTTGAAATCGGCTTGGCTCACGCGGGCTCCCGGTTAAAAGACGCCCCTGCCAGCCCGAAAGCTGGACAGGGGCGAAGTGTTCACCCACCCACGGATGAAATCGGATCTCCGAGCCCGGTCAGGTCGCCCTCGGGCGCTGCCGTGACCGCGGCGTTGATGGCCTGCTCGAGCTTCGCAACGCCGAGCTCGCCATACACCATGTGGACGAAAGGCGTGCCCTGCGAGCCGTCCTCGTTGCGCCCGCGGCGATAGCGATTGTTCAGGCGCGTGAACTCATCGTGCGCCTCCGGCGGATCGCGGTTGACCAGCTTGTCGCCGATCTCCGTGACCGCGTCCTCGCCATGCACCACTTTCAGGATCGGGATTTCCCAGGCCGGAAAGCTGTTGCGGATGGTGGCGCCTTCATTGCGCCGAATATCGACAAAAACGTGACGAATCATACTTGTACTCCGATGGGTGGGTAGAAACCTCACCACTTATCGCTAAGTGGTGAGGTTTTTGCTTTGGGCTCAGTTGCCGAGAATGACGATGGTGCCCGCGCCGTTCTCGATCGCCGCGTAGCGCGCCGTGATCTCGAACTCCACGGAGCAGCCGGCCGGAATGACCGCCACGGTGTCGAACGGGCCGGTGGACTCATCGCCGAGCTGCAGCGTGTCCGCCGAAGTGCCGGTGTTGATGGCGACTGCCGTGTAGCCGGGAAGGAAAGGCGCGGTCGTGCCGAGATCGGTGACGGCGGCGCCGGAAACGTATTTGGTACGCATGATTGATAGTCCTCGAAAATTCAGTGGTCCGAGGAGCGCCTTGCGGCGCTCCCCGGAGGCGTTACGCCAGAGCCAGAACGGCGTGCGCGTTGCGCTTGCCGGTCGTCAGGGCCGCTTTCGCGGTCAGAGCCCAGTAGTGGACGTAGCGGTCGTACACACGCGGGGGCCGACGCGAGATCATCCAGTGGCCCTTGATGGGGCGCAGCTTGATGAAGCGCGTGTTCAGGAAGTAGCACCGCGTGGCCCATGCCACGGTCGGGGTGTCCAGCGTGTCGAGCGTGTCGAACACCGGGTCCCAGATCAGTTCCACGCCCTTGAAGTACAGGCCCGTGTTGATGCCGTTGCCGACACCGCCATCGAGCGTGATGCCCTTCTTGTTGCCTTCGGCACCGCCGACCTGCACATGACGCTGAATCGCGCCGCCCGGCGAGCCGACCGCATCGCGATAGGCGTCGATGAAATCGGCGCCGCACAGGATGTAGTCAGGCGGGAAGCCGCCGTAGCGGATGCACGCGCGCCATGCGCGTTCCATCGCGTCGAGCACGCCTTCCGAGCTGTCTTCCACGCCGAGATCGGCGTAATTCTGCCACCACGCGTTGCTGGCCGCGATCGTGCCGACAGTGCCCGCGGTCGGGGACAGCGACACCAGGGCGTCAAGGCCCGGGATATCGAGGCTCGACTGCGAACCGTCACGGTGCAGCATCAGGTCGAAATTCTCGTCGAAGCCGAGCTTCAGGGTCTCGAGATTCTCTTCGAGCAGGTTCGTGAGCTGAACCTTCTCGTTGTCGCTCGGGGACTGGCCGCGCTCGTCGGTGAGGATGACGCCGTTCTGCGCCATTTCGTCTTCGTCGAGGCCGAAACCGTCATGCCACGAGCCCCACAGGAACTTCGCCTGGTTGACGGTGCGCTTACGGTTGTACGTGACCTGGCTGGAGCCGAAGTACGCCTGGAAGTTCGAATCGTTGCTAAATCGCAGCTGCTCTACGACATATTGCAAACCGCCGGTCCACTCCTTCTTGCCCTCGCCGAGCTTCTTGAGCAGCGGATGGGCGACATTGATCTGGTCCGTCGGGTCGTTCTTCAGGTAGAAGTCGAGGGCGAGTTTGCCCGCGTACGAAACCTGTTCTGCGGTGAAAGGCATTGTTGTGTCCTCAAAATGGTTAACGAAAACCGCTTTGAGGGGCATGACGCCTCGGACAATGCTACCGGGGAGCGGCCCCGGCGATCAGCTATCGGTCAAGGCGCGAATTTTGCATGCGTGCGCGCTCCTGTCAACACGAGTTGCGGGCGCGGATCAGTTCGTGATAACATTTGGGCATGCAAGAACTTACTGAACTCCCGTCTTCCCGCACTGCGGCCAAGGTTGCAGGCGCAAAACACTACTTCACCGGAAAGCCGTGCTCTAAGGGGCATCTGGCTCGGCGGCACCTCACCGGGACTTGCGTGGAGTGCGCCAAGGTGGCAGTCAAAGCGTGGGAAGCGCGCAACCCCGGTGAGTGGCGTAAGCGCGCCGCCGCTTACTACGCGAGGTACCCCGAGCGCGTGAAAGCGAACTCCGTGAAATCAGCGCGTAAGCGCATGGGTATCCCCGACGCACCTTACCTGAAGCCGTTGACCTGCGAACTCTGCGAGCGCGACACGACCGACGTGCAGATGCACCTCGACCACGACCACACTACCGGTGCGTTTCGCGGCTGGCTATGCAACCGCTGCAACTTAGGCTTGGGCAATCTCGGCGATACCGTCGCTGGCCTGGAGCGTGCGCTCGCGTACCTGCGGCGCGTCGGCAGTAGTTAGCTCCCACAGCACCCGCGCTACGCCGCCATTTCCGACGACATCTCGGATGCCCTTCAGCTTCACGCTGGACTCCGCCCAGCTCCCGCGAGGAGCTAAAGCCTTGACGCGGCGGAAGCCTGCAGCGCGCAACGACACGCCGCTCTCGTCGGCTTGGGTGTACGTGATGCAGCGCGTATAGCCCATCGCCTTCGCCGCTCGCCACACGGCGCCGTACAGCATGGAGTTTGCGTTCGGGGTGCCGTCCGTACATGTGCGGCTGACTTCGAGCGTAAACCCGTTGTCGAACGCTCGCGCCACGGGGCGCCCGGCCGTTGCGACACCGACGAGCGCGCCATCTTGCTCCAACCCTACGCCGAACTTCCAGCCGCGCGGCGGCTTATTGTGCCGATGGTGTTGGCTGACAAACTCGCTGGCTCGCGCCAGCGTGATCGGGACGATTCTCACGCGAAAAGCAAGCTGCGTAGGCCGAACACTGCCAACAGCAGGACTACAGTTAAGACCAGCATGGCGATGTCGACTTTATCTTGGGTGCTCATAGTTTCCTCAGTCCGCTTCCTATTTTCTCGTACTCGAAATGCGACAACGCGAGGCGCTGGCCGGGGCGCGTGTAGTCATCATTCGTCATCCGAAACGGGTTCGTGACTTCGCACAGCACCTCCCGGCATTCTTGCTCCAACCGAAGGCGATACCCGACCGGGCGGGGCGGCTTTGGCGTCTCCGCGGGGTCGTACTGCTTGAACCACTGCAGCAACGGCCCGGACATGGGCCGAATGTGCGCGCCGTTGCAGAACTGGCGCAGCGGAGCAACGCGCTCTTTCGCCCGGCGCTTCATCGCCGACTTCGGCGCTTTATGCTTCGGCGCTTTCGCACCGGCGTCGTGGAAATATCGCCGGCCGCCCTCCCACATATCGATGCCGGTCACGATGACCTGGCTCGCGCCGAGCGTCGCCGCGAGCGCAATAGCCTGCATGCCGGTGTTGCCGGCCATCGTCCAGTCGGGCAGCCGGTAGTCGGCCCAACTATGGCGGTTCACGATCGGCGCGCCGTACGGCCGGAGGATCTTCTCCATCGGCTCTTTCAGCAGGCAGTGGCGCTTGTCGACGTTGGTGACTAGATCGACTTTGAAGCGATCCTGCTTGAAGCCGTGTTCGTTGGCCGAAATCACGCAAGCTGGCGTCTCCTTGAGCAGTGGCAAGTCGCGCAGCACCGACGGGCCGCCGCCGATGACCAGAATCGGCTTGCCCTCCCAGCGGTGGAAAAGTTCAGTTACGAGGCGCTGCATTGTTCAGGACTCAGGTGACGCCATTTCAAACCGTGTGATCGCGCAGTGGCGTGAAGCGCGATGCGCGGCGCGACACCGGCGGTTTCAAGCAGCCACATATACGCGCCGAGAAACGTCGGCCCGTGATCTTGCACCCGCGCGCCGAAAACATCGTTGACTATGAGGTGCGCTGCTTCGTGCAGCGCAGTCGCGACGTTCTTGCCTTTGAGCGAGAAGCTAACTACCCGCTTCTCGACATCGCACCAAGGGTAGCTCTTGCCGGCATGCTGCCCGACACGCGGTGCCGCGATGCCGAACTGATCGCACGCCCAGCTTATCGCCGACCGGCACTCGGTGAGGGTGAGCTCGGCGCGGTTCCACGCTTTCCAAGAACCCTCCCAGCGATAGACTGCGTCTTGTTGCGGATCGCTTTCGCTGCGGCCCGCAACTTTTCGCGTCTTCGCAGGCACGCCGAGCACGCCATTACTCGAATGCGCCGTTGACGGCCTCGAGCATTGTCTTCGGCTGCTTGGAGCTGGAGCCCGAGGGCACCTTGTTGCCGCGCAGCGGCTGGTTCTTCGGCAACTGCTTGCCCGCCGCCTTCGCGGCAGCCGGAACCTGGTCGTATGCCGTTTTGAAGGCTTTCGCCCACTTCGCTGGCGGCAGATCCGGCAGCATGCTCTGGAGCATCCCCACCACGAGTCCCGCCTTGCGCCGGTATTCGGCAGGACCGTCCTTCGCGGCGAGCTGTTTGCCGAGCGTAGTCAGCGCAGCCTTGCCGGCCGCAGTGGCCTGAGCCTGCTGCTGGGCGCTTTGCTGCGTCGTCTGCTTGACCTGCCCGAGCTTCGTCTGCGCCGCGGCGCGGTTGCGCTGCTTGGCGATTTCGACCGCGCGCTCGGGCGTGATGAGCTTGTCGTTGACTTCCTTGAGCAAATCGGCGTGAGTCGCAAGGATATCCTGGCCCGGCATCGGCTCGCCGAGCAGCTCCGCGAGCGCTTTCATCTCGCCGCTCAGAATGTCCCACGCTTTTTGCAGCCCTTCGTAGGTGCCGCTGTTGTAATTGCTGGCGTACGTGAGCAGATGGCCGAACGTCTGTCCGTTCATGCCGGCGCCAGTGATCTCGCCGATGAGTTCGTTGTACTGCGTCTCGACGGTCTCGCGCGCGGATGTCTGCTCTTTGAGCTTGTCCACCACATGCTTGAAACGCTCGGCGGTCGACTGCAGCGTGCCGCGCGGGAGCGGATCGTTGACGGGATCGGTCTCTTTCGGTGATTTGGCGGCAGCTTTCGCAGCGGCCTCTTCTTCGGTCTCTTCCGCTTCTTCGCCTTCGGTGGCCTCTTCGGCTTCTTCGCCTTCGGGGGCTTCTTCGCCTTCCGGCGTTTCCTCGGCTTCTTCGCCCTCGGGGGCCTCCTCTTCGACGATCTCCTCTTCAGGGGCGTCGTCGGACGGGAGACCGGCGTTGATGGCGTCGAGCAGGCTTTCGCCTTCGTTCTCTTTGGGCATGGGTGGTTCTCGTCAGGGGTCGTTAGAGTGGGGGCGGCGCGCCTTGCGCAGCCGGATTGTTCACTGTGCCGTTCCCGACAGGCGGGGCCGCGCCGGGAAGTGCGGAAGTTGCCGGAGCACCGGGCATACCAGGCAACATCGGCGGCGCGGCGCCCGGTGCGAGTATGCTCTCCAAGGTGAGGCGGTCGTCAAGTCGTTTCAGCGTCTCACGCAAAATGTTTTTCAGCGTCTCAGCCATGCCGATGTCGCCGGTCTGTTCCGACAGGCGAATCTGGGGCACGAGTTCCATGATGAGCGGCAGGAGCGTCGCCCACGTTTCCTTGTCGGCTTGGGCGCGCGGCTTGCCGGTGGTGCCGGCCTCCACTTCCACTTCAACGAGCGTGAGCACGTCTTCAACGTCCATGCCTTCCGGCCAGAACGCGAACGGGCCGGCGAGGCGCTGCACGTCGCGCGCCGTCAGGCCCTGCACCGCAATTTCCAGCGTGTACTGGGCGAATTCGGTCAGCAGATCCTCTTCGGTATCGCGATCGGCGTTGGTGCGCGATGCGAACCCGGACTGCTGAATGTCTGCCTCGGTAGCCGTGTTGGCGCTCGATGAGCCCGAGGCTTGCGCTTCCTGGACACCGGTGACGACGTTCATGTCGTACAGGATATCCGTGGTCGCGAAAATGGCGGGATCGATGTTCGGCACGGGCTTCGCGGTCATGATGTCGTCCATCTTGACGCCGGGCGTCGTGGTGCGAATGCCGACCATCTCAAGCTCAGTGCTGCTCTCGAGCTTCTTGACCTGCTCGACGTCCATCTCGCTCGAGTTGAACACGATGCCGGGGATGGAGCGCTCGCGAGTCTTACGACCACTGGAGCGGCGCGAGCTGTACTCATCCTGCAGCTTCCACGTACGGTCGACGAGCGACTGCGGATGCCGCGCGCCATCAACTTCGAACAGCGCCAGTTGGAAAAACGGATAGTAGCGCGACGCAGCGTGTTCGGGCGGGTAAGGCTCGACCGCCCAGCGATCGATCCCGTCCACGAACGTCTTGACGTTCATGTCACGGTGGTCCCAGAACTCGACCACTTTCACGAATTTGACCGCAGAGTCTTTGCCGCCGGTGACGCCCGAGCCCTGGCCGACGTTGTCGGTGGCCTTGACGTAAGTGCCTTCCGGGATGGCGAGCTCCGGGGATGCGTAACCGTCCATCGGCTGCACGTTTTTCTGCGTCTCGCGCTGAACGTACTCGGCCGCGGTGCCCCACTGGGCGTCCTTGATGCGCGGAAAGCGCGCTTTTGCGCTGTCCTTCTCGATGTACAGGTCGTGCGACAGCCAATCGGCGTCGCGATAGTCAGCAAGCGTCGGCACGTCCAGGCTGACTTGCATGTCATCGGCGCGAATGAAATCGATGCACTGGCCGCGCTTTACCATCAGTTCGACGCGCTTTTCGAGCCCGGCGATCTGGAATTTCAGCTGCTCCAGCGTGAGCGCCTCGTCGGTGTCAGGCTGCAAGCCCGTCAGGTCGTCCTGCAACTTCTGGATGCGCTCCAGATTGTCGCGGGCGTCGGAAAGCTCTTTCTCGACGAGCGGATTTCGGCCCTGCTCGGAATAGATGTACGATTTGAACCAGCCTGGGCCGACGGAGAGCGAGGAGCGCAGTACGCGCTTCATAACGCGCTTCAAAGCGGCCTTCTTCCACGACTTGCTGATGACGATTTGCGCCGTTTCGGCGAACCGCGCGGCGTCTTCCTGCTCGAGCGGCTCGGCGCTCTGCGCCGCGGGCGGCGCGACCGGCATCGGAGGCGGAACGCCCGGCGGAACGCCCGGCGGGCCGGCGAAAGCGGTAGCAGGATCGGCCATCGGATCGGCCAAAGGTGGCGCCATCGGGTCGATTGGCGCTGCGAGAGGATCGACAGGCGCCGCGAGGGGGTCGACCGGCATTCCAGGCAGCGCGCCCATCGGCGGCATGACGGGGGCTTTCGGAGACGGCGGGGCGACGTGCGCCGCAGGGCGCGCGCTTACGTCCGGGTCTTTCGCATACAGGAAAGACGAAATGATGTCGATGAAGGCGCCGATGATGTTCGCATCGGAAGCCCATTTCGGATTCGAGTTGCCGGCGGCGTAACGCCGATCGCGCGCGTATCGGTGGCGCTGAGTCTTGTCAAACGCGCGGGCGGTGTCGTATTCCTTGACGGTCTTTTTGACCGCTTCGAGCTCGCCTTCCGGGATAGCGTCTTCGCCGTCGCCCATGCGAACGCCTTGGTCAACGGCGCCGGCCAGGCCAGCGGTCATCTGCTCGGGGGTAACACTCATTCGCGCATCCTATCAAGCCAGTCCGCGGTCTACAACAGCACGTACGATGCGAAAGAACGGTTCGTCGCCCCAATCGAGCAGCGCGGTGTTCACTGCAATAAGCACTATGCGGCAGTTTACCTCGCTGTAGTCGCCGCCCGCGATGCGCCGGTCTATGGCCGGCCCGTACGGATTGCGGGGGTCCCGCGACGACGCTTTCAGGTCGAACGGTAGCCCGGTGATTTCGCAAGTGCCGCGATCCAGCGCAGCTTTAACCCACTCTTTCGTGAGCGAGAACTTAACTCCGGTCGATACGGCCCGCTTCTTGGCGCGCGCCACCATATAGCCTGCGCGCACTCCGGTGTCCGTCTCGTAACGCTGTCTGAACTTCGCTCGAAATACCGGATCACTGCGCCTGCGCTTTTCGTCCATCTTTCGACACTCTTTACACCAGCACGCATCGCAATCGTAGAAATCCGCGTGTGGCGTCATCTCTTGGCAGTTGGTGCAAATCCGCGCCAGTGTTGTGAAATCCATGAAGCGGGGCCTCTATAATCCCAAGGTTTTATCGGGCCGTTGAACTGTACCAGCCGCGCATCTTTCGGCAGACCGTGATCGGCGCCGAGATCGCGAATAGAGTACAGGCCAGATTGACGACTCCAGACCGGCACTTTATCGGCCAGCTTGAAAGAGAGCCACGCCTGGTCCGATCCGCGGAACCCCGCGGCGCGTGCTTGCGCAACGGCCGCGTGAGGGTTCTTTATGAAATCGGTCCAAACCTTTGCATGTGCGCCCGGCGTGTATAGATAAAGGCCCCCGCCTATGCGGGTCTGCTTGCCCCAGTCGCGGAATGGCCGCCATCCCACGAATGGTTCGCTGCGGTCAACGATCGGCGTCAAATCATTCACGGGGACCATATCTATGTCACCGAGAAGCACCCTTTCGCTCAAGTATTCTTTAGCTTCGTCCGATTGCGCCCACAGCCGGCGATAGCAGGACGGGAAGCGATTGCCCTCGGGCGAGCGGATTTTGCCGGCGGCGAGCGCCGCAGGCGGCGTCTGAATTACCGTGACGTGCTCGCTGAACCCTTCGGTGTCGTCCGTGATGCAGACGAAGCGGTGCGGGATCGGCAGGTGCGCCTTAAACAGCTCACAAAGCCGGTTAACGTGCTTTGCTTGGAAGAAACGCGGCGGCGACGGGGCGCCGCGCGGCAGGACCGGCTTCGGCGGAGGCGGCAGCGTCTTTCCGGCGGCCAGCAGCATTTTAGCGCGCCGGCCGGATATCTGCAGGTCGTAACGCACTTGCGGCACGATAACAGGGCCGATGTTGCGAGTGCCGCGCGAGCCTTGAAGATGCGGGTCGTGCCACATCCATACGAGCACGTCAAGCATCGTCTAACAGCTTCGCTAGGAAGCTTCCCCCGCTACCAAAGTCGATTGCCTGGATGCCGTGCTTCGAGAGCCGGTTCGCCAAGCAGGTTGCGGTTGGGCCGCAGGCGAGAATCGCGATGTCCGGGCCGTTGCGCAGAAGCTGTTTGTGAAACCAGTCGATATCCGCGTATGCGCGCGTGCGTGGGCACTCTACGTGGTCGATCATTGCGGCGCCCGTTAGTGCGCGAAGCGCCCCGCTGGTCGGCTCGCACAAGATCGCTACGCGCTTGCCGGCCCACAGCTTCCGAAACTCGAGCGCGTATTCGCGCGTGCGAATCCACGGCGCGGAATCCGGGCGGCTGATGAGTGAGGAGTAGTACTCAACATCCGGCGAGAGCACCTGCTTGAAGCGCTCGCGGTGGCGCAGCATGGAGGCGTACTTGGGGCTCTCTTTGTTGTACGGCCAGATGCCGACGAGGCAGCGTTTATGTGGATTCGCTATAACCTCGTTCAGCTCGCGCGCCATCTTCCGATTAGCGGGCTCGCGGATGTACTCGTTGCCGGTCATCATCTTGAGCTCGCCGTCGCCGAACCGCGCGATACTTAAGCCCTGCTGAAGTTTCTTGAGCGTCGTCCACTCGTCGTGAACCTTGGGGTATTTGTCTACGCTCATAGCAGCTTCACGCTGCCGGTCATCGCCAGCCAACTGTCGATGCGCGCCGTGTGGGTGGCAGACAGCTCGAACGTAGCGGAACTAACTACTCGCGGCGGCTGGTACTTGGCTTCCACGCGGTTTCGCACCGCGTTCAGTCGGCCTGCGATTTCCGGGATCTTGCGCGCGTCCCACATGACTTGCAGAAAGCTGATGTACGCCATCGTGCCGCTGTCGAGAAGGTCCGTGACGATGTCGAGTTCCGCGCCTTCGACATTCAGCTTCATCCACGCGGTATCGCCGGGATAGATGTTGTCGCGCAGCCATTCGGCGGCGCTCACGAACGTGCAAGAAATGTGCGTTTCAGGGCGTCCGGGGCGCTTCCACAAGCTCGCACCTTGGCTGCCTGGATCGTACAACTCTGCCGCTTCGTCGCGGTCCCACAAGCCGTACGGCACGATCTGCGTACGCTGGTCCGCGAGTTTCGCGAGCATTTTCTGGTGTTCATGCACCGGCTCGAAGCAGACTATGCGGTCGAAATCCCAACGCTTCGCCGCGGCGAGCGTTTGGCCGGTGTGCGCGCCGACGTCGAGGAAAACTTTCATCAGAGAGCGTGGCCCCATGCCGCGCCGCGTTTTATGCGGCTTACCGCAGCTTGCCCTATCCCGTACGCCGCCGCAATGTCGTACTGGTTGAGCCCTCGATCAAGCGCAACACGAATGGCGCGGACTTTCGGTTCGTCCAGCTTCGCGCGACCGTTTGCAGCGCCTACCGGCGCCGTCCCGTGAATCTTTCGGTCCTGCTGGTTTTCGAGCACCGTACCGTAAGTCAAGTTCGACAGGCAGTTGTTAGACGAGACGCCGTCTCTATGGCGCACTTCGTGATCCTCAGGTGGCGGCCCGACAAACGCCAGCAGTACGAGCTGATGCACGCCGAACCATCGCGGTTTGGCGCCGCGCGTTGCGCGCAACTTTACCTGCAAATGCCCGTAGCGGCCCTTTTTACCTTTGAGCAAAACGCCGGCCTCGTTGTTGAGGACTACGCCGGTGTCCGACACCAAGTACCGCGGGAAGCCTGGAACGCTGCGGTACTCCATCACAGGACTCTATGCCAAGGTAGCGGCAGCGCCTCTTTCGGATCAGCGCGCAAAGTGCCGTACTTAGCCGTGATATCCCGCTTGCGTTTCTTGAACGCTTCGGGCGAGCGCGGTAACGTGTGCTCACTGGAATCCGGAACGGAGTGGCGCGTGTGAACGTGCAGTGGGAACTCGATCATAGCCGGCGCGCCGTTTGCGCGCTCCATCTCTTTCAAGAACGGTGTGCCGCCGCCGAGAACGCCGGAAAAGCGCGTATTGTAGCCGCCCGCCTTCCAGAACGCTTCGGGAGTGCAAAGGTAACTGTCGATGTGCGGGTGGATCCTCGCGAATGTGGCGTGCGGATTCACTTTGTCCTTCTTTCGCGTCTCGTCGGCCGCGCCGACACGGAAGCGCTCGAAGCGATACCACTTCGACGCATGCAACTGCGCAGCGCACGCGACTAGTTGCGCAGCGCTGTCCGGCGGCAGGACGTGGTCCGTGTCGACATGCAGCACCCACGGCGTCGTCGCCATCTTCGTACCGAGATTGCGGGCCATGCCGCGGTTCCACGGCACGTCTTTGTCGATGCGGTACAGTTGAATGAATCCCGGATCTGACAAGCGCGCCATGTTGTGATACGCATAGTCGCAAATTACGGGTTCCGCCGGCTCCGGGCTGCAGTCGTCCACGACGATAAAATCTATGGCGTACTGCGCATCTTCCGAGTACGTGTTCCACGTCTCTAGCTGCTTGCGCAGCATGTTCGGTTGCCGGTAATACGGCACTACCATCGTAATGAGCGCGCTCAACTAACTATTTCCCACAGCTTGTCCAGCGCCATCTGCTTGTGCCGGCATTTCGCCGCCATCAGCAGGTCGCTGAAATCTTCCCAGCGCAGCAGCCGACCGCAGGCGTTTTCATGCACCGCGAACACCTTCGCGATTGCGGTCTTCATCAGATCGCCGCCGTAGGTGAGCTCCTCTTCGAGCTTCTCGCCGGGGCGCAGGCCGGTCTCGATAATCGGCGACGTGACCGGAAATTCATCCTGCACTTTCAGCGCCATGTCGTACATATTGACCGGCGTGCCCATATCGAGTACGTACAAACCTGATCTGGGCAGGGTCGCCGCGCCGAGCGTGAGCTCGACCGCATCCGGGATCGACATGAAGTAGCGCGTGCAGCGCTTGTCGGTGAGCGTGATCGGCTTGCCTTGGGCAATCTGTTCGCGCCACAGAGGCAATACCGAGCCGCTTGAGTTCAGGACGTTGCCGAAGCGCACGGTCGTGAACTTGGTCGACGATCGAGTAGATAGAAGGTTGACGAAAAGCTCGCACGCGCGCTTCGTGGCGCCCATCACCGATGAGGGCTTCACGGCCTTGTCGCTCGAGATCAGCACGAACTGCTTGACACCGGCGCGGCTCGCCGCGTGCGCAAGCTCGATCGTGCCACCGACGTTGTTCTGGATCGCCTCGATGGGGTTTTGCTCGCAGAGCGGCACGTGCTTGTGCGCGGCGGCGTGGATCACGATGTCAACGCCTTCGCAGGCTGCGGCCATCGCCTTGCCGTCGGTGACGGAAGCGAGTACCGCCTTGAGGTACGTGCGCTTACCGCCCGCATCCAGTTTGTCGAAGCTGTGGTTTATGCGTCGGCCGTCAGCAGCTTCGTGCGTAGCGAGTTCTTTTTCTACCGCGTAAAGCGGCAGTTCGCTGTGCCCGACCATTCTCAATTCTTGAACCGAGAATCCGGCGAGCTTGCGGCAAATTTCCGAGCCGATGGAGCCGCCCGCGCCCGTGACGAGCACGACTTTGCCGGCGAAGTGGCTTTGTGGGTGGGTCATGTTTTCAACCTCGCGGCTTTGGTGCCGCTTGATGTTTGCAGCCTAACACTACTCGCGTTCGGATCGCTAGTCTCCACGAGGTACACTGCATAAACCGTGCCGTTCTTATTAATCCGCGGCGCGCCGCCCATGCCGGTCGGCGCATCGGCCGCGGCCACCAGGCATAGCTCGCGCACCGCAGCATTGTAGAACGTGCGCAGGCCGGAAAACTGCGTGGGGAAATCTGGCGGCGGCCCCGGCGACGTAAGCGGGTTGCGCAGCACGAGCGCCGTTGGCAGCGCGACCGGCTGCAGATATATCAGTGTGCTGGCAACAACCGCGGCCACCGACACTGCGCGCAGCACAATCGTGTTAGGGCTCGCGTGCCCTTCTCGAAGATATATCGTGGTCACGACCCGTCTACGTTCGTCGGCAGAATCGTGTTTACCGTGGTGCCGGCGATATCAGGCGAACCGGGCTTGTAAGCCGCTAGATAGTGCGCGGTGCCGGCGGGCGTATCGGTCGGCAGATTGTATGTGCCGTCGAGATTCGACTGCACTTCCCCGACATAGGCGTCGGTCAGCGTGCGAAAGCCTTGCACGATAGCGCCGGCCGATGGATTCGAGTCTTCGTCCAGACACTGCCCGCGAATGAACCGCGTGGTCTGCGTACCTTCGCCATCGCAGCTGTAGGGCTCGTACAAGTCCGGGAAATTCATGCCGCGCTGCGTAGCGCCATCCATGTTGACATCCGCGTTGCCGACTCGACAGCCGTACGACCACAGGGAGTACCAGCAGTTGCGGTCTTTCCGGGTCTTCGGACTGCGCTGCTGGTAACTCCATTTCGGTTCAGCCGCCGCATCCAGAAAACTCGGCTGCAAAGCGCCCGACCTGCTACTCCAGCCGCCGCCGGTGGCCCCCGCCGTGCCGAACCTCAGCTGAACGCCCACTACATCGCGTCCGCTAGCTCGTGGCGCGCGGCCAGCAGCTGTTTCTCCTGCGGCGTGCCGACGAGTGCGGTGTCGTGCGCAGGCACGATGGCGGCTTCGCCGTGCGTGATCTTTCGGCGCGCGTAGCTGCTCCGGAGGATATCCCGCGCCGTGTCTAGCATCGCGAGCGCATAGTTCAAGTCGGTCAGCGATCCGCCCACCGACATGACGCCGCTGCGATAGCACTTGATCTCAAGCGACGACACGACAGTGTCGCCGTGCAGATCATCCATGTTCGCCGGGCGGCCCACTATTCGTCTACCACCGCGTGAACGTCGACAACCGCGCTGTTCGCGGTGATGTTCCACGCAACTATCGCTTGGCCGCCCGCGGGGAGCACGATGCCGCGCGGGAACGTGTACACAATCGCCGCACCGACGAGCGCGGCCAACGAGAACCGGCGGAAAAAGTTAGCCGGCACCGTGGGAGCCGTGCCGAAGGCGACTGCACCCTGGGTAAGCCCGGTAGGGCGCCCTTCATCTTCGGCCAGGAACGCTACGCCGCCGGTGAGCGTCGGGGTGTTCGCCGAGCGGCCGAGACCGACCACGCACGCTGTCGCCGCGCCGTTGAAGTACCCCCACTCCATGAGCGCGGCTTCATTGGAGGCCGGGGACAGGAAACCGTGGGATGCGGCGGCGATCGTGGTAACGGTCGTGCGCTGCGCGAGTGAGTAAATTGCCATAAAACCTCAAAGGTCTGTGCGGAGCCAGATTTGCCCCACGGTAGGTGAAACAGGGTCGGCGGTCAAGTTCTCTACGCGAAACGATGTGGCCTGTTGGCCGCTGAAGTTCACCGCCGCCGTCGGCGCCGCAAGTTCGTCGAGCCGGATGGGGTCGGCTCCGCCGAGTTTGTGTCGGGAGGCGTGGACGAGAGGAGCGCTTGCCGCCTCTGCCGCCGCAGCAGCGCCCGTGGCGTCATACCGTGCGTCCCCGTCGGCTCGGGTGAGAACGTCGGTAGCACTGGCAACGCCGAGCGCTCGTTTGGCAAAAGCGTCGGGGCCGGTCTGTTCGACGAGACCCGCGGTTGCATTAAGTCCTGCGAGGGCGGTGAGGGTGGCGTCGACTGGCTGGCTTGCGGCTTGGGCTGCAGCGGCGGCGCCGATCGCATCGTACCGGGCATCCGCGTCCGCGCGCGTAGGGACGCTAGTAGACGCTGCGACGCCGAGCGCTCGTTTGGCGAAGGCGTCGGCACCGGTCTGCTCCACAAGACCGGCCGAAGAATCGAGACCAGCCACGGCGGTAAGCGTCGCGTCCAGCCCCTGATAGGCCGCATTACCCTCAGCCGCAGTGAGGTACTGAGGATGCGGATCGATAGCAGCTTCGTGCGCCGCCATCGACGCAATAGCTGCCCCAATCGCGTCATACAGTGCATCGGCTTCTGCCTCTGTCAGATAGATTGGGTGCGGATTGGCCTCCGCGACGTGTTCGACCACCGCTTCTGCGGCACCGGCGTCAATCGCCGCGACGAGCGTCGCCGATCCCGAGACGCTGCCTTCTATATCCGCCCACGTCACGGGCGTTCCGTCGCCGCCGGTGATCTGGCTCCAGCCGCCCGCAGTCTGGATGTACAGCTTATTGCCGCTCGAATCGACGTAAATCGACCCGACTAGCGCCTCCAAGTCGCCGGGCGCCCCGGAACCTACGTTCAAGCTCGGTGTGACGCCTTGAAGCGCGCCGGGGTTCGCAAACCACGTAATGCTGGGGAGCAGACTCATTCGCGCAGCCTAATAGAACGCTCGAATCAACGCCAGCGCAGCTTCGGCTTTTCCTGCTCCTGCCACTCGAGCCATTCGACAGAGCCGAACACCGGCCCTGGCGTGCGCGCGGAGCCCGCGGGCACCCGGCCGACCGGAAATTGATCCATCGCCCGGCCGATGAGGCCGCACACGTCCGCGGCGTCGTCGTAGCGTCCTGCGGGCAGCGCCACGAGCTGTTGCACAATGCGCCGGCTGTTGGCGGTGTCCCTGAAATGCACGGAGCCAGAGTGCCAGAGCTTCTCGCCCTGCGGCCCGCGAAGCATGCTCTCGCCGCCCGAGGCCGCGCGGCCTTGGAACGAGGCGCACTTCGCCAGTTTGTCGGCCATCGAAGTGATCGCGCGCCGGTCGCAGTAGATGTTTTCCTGCGCTTGGTTGCGCTGGCGCATGCGCAGGTTGAACAGCGGCCCCATCGCCTTGTCGATGACCCCGCCCTCATTGAACCACATCGTCGTCTTCCACTTCTTCATCATATCGATCGTCTGCTCGCAGGAGACGCCGGTGTTGCACTGCTTGCTCCACCAATCCACTTCCCACAAATCGCCCTGCGGATCGACGCCGAAGATGCCGAGCTCGGTGAAGTCGTTGCGCCCTTCCGTCACCGCGTAGTCGCCCGCTCCGACGTAGGCGAGATACGGCGGCTCGGTGCCAGGCTTGTAGAAATCGAACATTGATTCCGCGAACCTGTCGCTGCCTTGCGGCGTCGGGCGCTGCTGATAGAGGCTCGACCAGGTGCGCGCGGATTCCGAGCCCTGCGCGTGCTCGAACATCGCCCAGTGCTCGGGCGGGTAGTACTCGGGCCAGATGTACTCACCGATTCTGCGGCCCAGCGGATCATCGCTGCGCTCGCATTTCGCCGGGATATTGAGCACTTCCCAATCCAAGCCGTCCTTGCACCGGATAATCCCCGACCGGCCGTCGTAGTCTTCCGGCAGGATTCTTCCTGCGATGTCGTCCTCGTGCCAGCGTGTAAGCACCACGATTCCCCACGCATTCGGCAGCGAGCGAGTGAGCAGGTCATCCTTGTAGGCGTTGTAGCAGTCCTGGCGCTGCGTCTCGGAGTCGGCCTCCTTACGCCCGGAGAGCGGGTCGTCAATTATCCAGCCGTTCGCGCGGTTGCCGGTCAAACCGCCGGTCAAGCCCATCGCCAGCATGTTCGATTCGTTATCGAGCAGCCAGTCCTTCTTGGCGTTCTTGGCGAGCTTGCAGTCATCACCAAAAATGAGCCGGTAGTCTTCCTGCTCGACGATGAACTGCGCGCGTCCGCTCTGCCGCTCGGCGAGATCCCCTTGATAGGCGGTGAGCATGATGCGCGAGCCCGGGAACTTGCCCATGTACCACGTAGCGCCGACGCAGTCGACATAGAGCGACTTGGCGGCGCCGGGCGGTAGCATGATGATAGCCCGGCCCATTGGCTTCAACATCGTGCGCTGGATGCAGGAGAGGAGCACGGCGTGATGGCGCGCCATGAAGTTCTCTGCCGGTCCAAGCAGGTCTTCATCCGGGTACATCGGCGCGTTCGGCACCGTGGGCATCTGGATATTCAGGGCGAAGGAGTGCAGCGATTCCTGGCAGCGCTTGCGCCGGAGCAGCTCGCGCGCGACATCAGCTTTGCGAAGCATGGGTGGGTGAGTGAGCCGGCGCGGCTACGGCCGCGGGGGCCGGATTGGCGGGGGCGTCATTGCACGCTCACCACAGCATCCGATGCGAGCGCGGCCTGCAGGTCGGCCAGCGAGAGCGTGCGCGCCGACTCCGCATTCGCCGACACGTCTATCTCCACCGACTTCAATCGCGGCAGCGAGAACTCGGCGAGCGCCATGATCTGATCGAGATACACCTTCGGATTCTCCTGGTGCAGCGCGGCGAGGGCCGACTGGATCTGCGGCATCTCGAGCGCTAGCAACTGCGCCATCTGATGACGCATTCGCGCCTTGCTGACGTTGTTGATGCGCCCGAGCGTCATCGCACCCGGCGCGTCCGGCTTCACCAGGGACTTCTGCATGTGCTCCTCGGGCGGCATGTTGCCGAACTCATTGAGCTCGCCGCCGACCAGGTCGGAGAGTGTGGGCTTCGTCATGAACCTAAAATAGCGCGTCGGCTTGTTTTAGGTCAAGCCGAGCACGAAACACTAGAAACGGGATAACACGAAACCCTAGAAATAGGGTAATGGCGAGCGGCCAAGGACTCGAACCTCGTTTCGCGGCTTTGGAGGCCGCAGTCTTGCCCGGTAGACGAACCGCCCGTGTCCGCAGTGTAGCGATGTGGCCGATAAGGGGCAAGTATCGGCGCAAGCGGTACGCATCTAAGCGCGTACTTATACGCGTAAGTGCTTGAAAAATAAAAATTTTTACGCAAATCGGCATTCAGGCTCGCGCGTTTCAGATGACCACCCCCGGGCGGAGTCCCAAAAGGGGGCCCCTCGAGCGGGTGGGTGGGGGTGGGGTCGCAGCCTGGCGAGCGTGACGGCGCGCACGCTACTGCGCATAATCCTTATTATGTTATTCGTAACGCTATGATGCGCAAGGCTTTATTGCGTTGCAGCGTGGATGATAGCGCTATCAACAGTGATATGCGTCACGGTTCGCGTGTGCGCCTAAGTATGTACTTAGACGCGGGCGAGCCCATACGGGTGAAAGCGGGCTGGCGAACACGCGACCGGCGCTGAGGCACTAATCCGTGTTCGATTGTAAACCGTTTCACTTATACGAGGTTTACCGTCTAAGTCCGTTTCCTCTACTGTCGCGCCACTGTCTAGGCCGACTTATACGCGCTAACCCCTTGATCCTTGCGCGTTTCGCCCTTAAAATTCTCTTGCGCCTAATATCCTACATCTCTCTTCTTAAGAGAGAGAGAGAGAGAGAGAGAGTATATAATATAAGGGCCACCCAATCACAACCGCCCAAAACCCGAGGCAGGATTTGGAAACTTTCAGATGTAGCTGTACAGACTTGCATTTACTAGCGCACCCGTGCTCTAATGCATCCATGCGCTATCAAATACCCACAGATGCAGAGTGCGCCGACATCCTCACAGATGCGGAATTCCAAGCCTGCCCCACAGAGCGAGTCGTGATAGAGCGCGCTCGCGCTAAGGCCTGGGCCGACCACTGCGCTTCGGGCCCCTCCGGACAGCTGCGCGGACTGTCTCAAGGCTCGATAGGAGATTCCGTCCTGCTCGGCGGCTACACGCAATCGCGACAGGTGTCTTCTCTGGTCGCTTCCGTAAGCATCAGCGAGAGTGCGCAGTTTCGTTGCAGCCTAGAGCGATCACTGATAGACGGCGCAGTCACCGGCGTGCGCGTTACGCTGGTACGTTTCACCAAGTGACGCTCAACGTCACAAGTGACGCGCCGCGTCGCACACTGACAATTTTCGTCACCATGCACCGCACCAACTAACAAGCCCGCCCGCTGAATCACTGGCACGCCTATTGCAGTATCTTCACCAACGAACCCGCAACGAGGAATCAAGACAATGAGAACCCTTCACATCAACCAGCTACGCGCCATTGGCGCATGCTCAGAGCAAGTAGACCTTTTTCGCTCCCTGTTTGGCGAATCGGTCGACGTCACCGAGGCCCTGTGCGCGAAGCACTCCGGTAAATTCGATTGGCGTTTCGCCGCCAAACTACTTTCACCCCAAGGACAGGCGGAGTACAACCGCGTGACCGGCCTCGCGTGGGCGGAGTACA